TTCTAGTACGTTCTTTACCTTTTGTTGATTTTCTTTTTTACTAATCCACTCAAGAGCAGGTCCAACAACAAATAATTTAAATAAATTTCCTAGCAATCCCAACATTGCTTCAAAGAAGTTAGGAATTTTACCTATCTTAAGTTTCGATAAAAATGATGTAAAGGTTTTCTTTTCTTTTTTTGTATATTTTGGTTCAAATTTAGTATTATTTTTCTGTTCTGCTTCTAATATCTTTAGTTGTGATTTTTTTAAATCAATTATAGTAGAAGAAATGGAATTTACAGTATTCCCTAGGTTATTCAGGGCAAGTGTTGTTTTATTAATAGATTCTACAACATCTCTGTCAGGAGAGTCTGTAGAAACAGTCCCAACACCAACAAATTTGTAAAAATTTATTTTTGCCCCTTTTTGTACTGTAGTTGCCATTTAATTACTTCATCCTTTGAGAAAGGCTACTTTGTGTAATTTGCACTGTTTCCTTACCAGTATTTATAGGCACTGCTTGAGGGATGGGTACAACTCTCTCAATGACAATTGGAATAGGAATAAATTCAGCACCTTGATCCATGGCATATTGTGCAGAAAATCCATCTGTTGCAGATAGCATATTTCTACTAGAATTTACAGGACTAACCATTTTGGGTGGAGTCGCACGATTATTTTTAGTAGTCCTAAAAGTATTATTGACATTAGTCACGTTACTGATAGGATTGACAGTTATAACATTCCGAACACTCTTAACAATAGTTTCATTTAGATTGGGACTTACATTCATAAATTTGAATGATATATCACCAGTATCTGCTCCGATGGAAGGAGACTCAGGTTGTACGAAACTTTGCCCAATGTCATTAACAACACCACCACTTGCCAATTGTTGAATGGGACCACCACTTGCTAACTGTTGAATGGGACCACCAAACGCAAAGTTCAGAACTGGACCACCACGCATATGCGCCATTCCCTTCTGAGTTTCCTCAGCCTTTTTAATTTCTGTTGGTGAGGTTTTCTTTGGATCATACTTACCAGTATTAAATGTATCCTGGAATGTTCCAGGTTTCATCATGAAATCCCATAACTTATCTCTGTTATTCCAAAGATCACCTAGTTTGCTAAAGAATGGTTCGACCCCATGCTTCCAAATGAATCCAATGGGACCAGGCATAATGAAGAATTCACCAAAATCCTTTGCAAAGGAAAACAGCATTCCTGGAACTTTTCGTAACTCTAAAATTCTTCGAGGATCTATTAAAATTTTGAAGACATCATATAATGTCCCCGCCATTTTGCCCATTTTTTTCCACAAAGCATCAAAGAATGAAGGAATATTTAAGAACTCTGCCATTCCAGATAACATGTTCCATAGTTTTCCTGCGGCAGCAACAATATTAGACCATACGCCAGCAATACCAGTACCAATCTTATCCCAAAACTCTTTTGTTAATAACTGCTTTAACCCTTGTGCAATAGTACTACCCACGGCACCCATACCGCCGCTACCACCACCCTCTCCTGTGATAGTCTTAAATAACCATCCACCGAGTGCTTCACCTGCAATACCACCAAGCATTGCACCAATAAATCCACCTATCGGAACAGCAACTGGCGCTAAGAGACCGCCAGAGAACCCAGAGAGGGCAAGACCAGCAGCACCACCTAACCATCCACCTAACAACTCTCCAAGACCTGCACCGACTGCCATAGCAGCAGAAGCAGCAATAGACTCTCCTGATGCCCAGTTCAGTGCAAATGTGATTAGAGGACCAACAACAGGAATTCTATTCAGAATCTTCTTGAGTGCCTTGACACCACCCATCCCAATAATTTTAAGTAGGAAACGTTGAGTTGCTTTATCAACTCCCTTCTTGAAAATATTAGAGGTTCCTAATTTTGCTGCATCGTCACTAGTAGCACCAAGTATTGTTGATGTCATTCTATTAGAACGAGCAGAAAGATTCCCTAATGCAGGTCTAGATGTGATTTGTTTCTTGTCTATTCTTTTAAGAACATCTGCATTTGCACGTCTTGTTGCCTGAGCAGGACTTGCCCCATCACTAATTAGATCATTATATCTTTGATCGAAAGCACTTCTAGCACCTGCTCCATGCTTTTTAGAAATTTTATCTGCTAAACGTCTTTGGGGAGATCTTAAATCTGTATCTTCAATACCAGTAAATTTAGTCTGAGGTTTTACAGGTGTTGAAGAAGCACTAGGTCTTGATATGTTCCTAGCACGTTCGGGATCAGTTGCACTCTTTGGTTTAGTTTTATTATCAGGTTTATTCTTACTCTTACTCTTATCTGCGTTTGGATCAGGATTACGACCGCCTCCATCTCCAGTGAATAGATCAAGCAATCCCAATATGTCGGTCATCAATCCAAATGGATTCATGACACCTTTTAAGGCTATAATACCAAGAAGTATAGTTCCTAGTGCTTTTAACCTGTCACCAAACGAAGAGTCACTACCAAATAATGTCTTAAATGTATTAAAGGTAGCATCTCCAACTGCTTTGAAAAATCCAAATAACTTGTCAAAAACAAATTGAGTCTTTCTTAGAAACTCCTTAACCTTATCGAAGTTTTCTTTATCAGATACCCAGTCTAGAAGAGTATTTACCGCAACCAGACCACCAATAGTTAATAAAAATTCTCCTATTGGATTTAAAAATTTTGAAATAAAACCTAGACTACTACCTGCTGCCTTTCTCTGCTCAGTATTGGGTTTTACTTTTGCCTTACCCTTTTCTAATTTAGTAAGTTCTTGTGCTTCTTCTGCAGATTCATCACGTTCCCTCTGCTTTCTTCTTCTTTCTAATAATTCTTGTTTCTTATCATTCTTAATTGATGCAATATTGATTTTTTCAATATCAGATATAACTGATCCTAAAGAAGAAACAGTAGATCCTAGTCGATTAATTCCTAGTATATTTTTATTTACAGCAAGACTTACTGGTGATCTTGTTGTACCACCAGGATTAACAAATTTATATGCTTGTAGTTTAGCCACCTGCTGCTTGCTTCTCCTTCATGCGACGTTCTTCTTCTTTTAGGAATGTTATTAATAGATTGACGTAAATCTCTTTTTCCCAAGGCATCAGATTATCGATATGCTCGATATTCCATTTATGGTGATGCATTAGGGCAAAGTTACCTTCATAGTAAGAACGAAGATTGTTGTGAAGGAGTGCTACGCGAAAAAACTCGCCAATCCCTCAAGTACAACTTCAGATTCAACCCCAGTATTAGGATTAGTAACAGAGGCAGTATATTTCAGTTTGGGCATAGTCTCAAAGAAACTTTGAACNAGTTGAAACTGTTTAGAACTTAACTGATCTAAAAATTCCAACATTTCTTCTTTGGTGCTATCCGCACAATCATAAACTTGTTGAGTATCAGCAATAGTTGAAGCACAATCTGCTGCCATCTCAAACACTTGATCAACACCCATACCATCGCCAAAATTTGATTTGACAAACGTATCAAGACGAGGATATCTCATGGTAAGAACAATTTCATCAGACAGTTTAATTTCTGTCTTATGACCTCTTGTCTTTTCGACCTTAATTTCATCAAGTGGAATTGATAACTTCACTTCAGTTTCCCCATCATCTGGACAAATGACCAGAGTATCTACAGATTCACCTACAGACTTTGTGCGAATCTGTAAAAACAAATATTCAATATCAAATGTTGCTAGGGATTCTACATTTTGAAGATCAGTACAGTCTTTAATGATTGTTTTGATTGCTTCTATAACATCAGTTTGCTCACCCGTTTCTGTAGCAAGTAGAAGTAGTTTTTCTTCTTTTACAAGAAATGGTCTGTAATTGACGGTTTTACCATCAGAAGGCAATTTCAATTTGTACGTAGGTACATTTAATTTAGGTAATGCCATAGTATTTCAATTCAGTAATTTTATTTATGGGTTATCTGATAGAATCAGTTTCCCCAGCAATGTATGCATTATCAACTGCAATAGATGTTGATCTTGCACGATTAGTCAGATTCAGATCAAATTTATTTCTAGGATAGAATCTATATCTTTCGTAATAAAACCCTACAGTCATTGTTAATGTCTTTGCTGTGGAGTTATCAAGACGAATTGACCCAATATTATATGGGAATACATTAACCATTCTGTAACATGCAGTCAATTCATATTTCCTTGCCAATAAGAAGTCATTTCCAGCTTCTCTCAAAGCACGAATCATTTTTGGATCGGTATATACATAATCTCCGCCACCTCTTTCCCACTTGTATATCAATAATTCGGGACAACAATATTCATTATAAAATCTAGTGTATTGATCAGAATCACTAGCCATCAACTGGGTCCATCTTTCAAATAAATTTCTAGACTGTTGAGATCTAGGAAGTCTGAATACAATCTGCATCTGACTGTATGCTGTGTTCGTGGCATACTTATAACTAGATCCAACATTACCAACTTGCCCTGTAGTTATTTGCTTACTAGGAAGTTGAACAGAATCTGCATAATAATCTAACAGTAAAGCAAGATCATCCTTAATTTCTAAGTTTCCATTATCAACTGTTCCAGCACCTCTCCTTAATATGGCAGGAGTTGCCATAGAAACAGAGAATAGATTACTAAAAGAAGGACTATTATCCTTGTCTTTAGCAAATGATAAGAACTCTTGAAAAGAATTATATCTTGCATATTCTGGACGAAATATTGCCATTGTTAGACCTTAAGTTCTTTTTCGGTGATTAGCATAAATTCCCAACGATTATCTTTACAAAATTCAGTCGCTGCTTTCCACTTTGCTTGATTGACACTCCAAGTAACGACTTCATTAATATATCGTTTTGTCATTCTTTTTTGAGTCTTAGGTTCTTTAGTTTGTTTGAACGGTTTGACTTCCACTAGATACTTCTTATTCTGAATTTTAACGTAAAAATCAGGAAAATATCTATGCCTTTTTCCATCAACAGGTGAAATATACGGAATGATAATCTCTTCACTACCCCACTCTTGAACAGTCGGAGTAATATCACACCACTTCATAAATTTATATTCCCAAGAGGATCTATAAATAACATTACTTGAGTCGCCCTTGTATTTCTGGGGAAATGATGGACGATACTTGCCTTGATATCTCATAAATATATAAAGACCACGTAGTATTTAGGTGTTAAATTGGCCAATTTTAGATACCCACTCCAACCACCAGTAGTATCAGATAGTTTGGCCGATGGTGGTACTGATCTTACTGACTATGTAGTATTCCAAAGAAAGAGAATTTTATACGAAGATAACTCTAAAGGTTATTATGGATTAAATCTACCAAGCAATAAAGTATCTACTAAAAAAGATCCGAATAGAGTTTATCTGGCAATGCCACCGCAGTTACAAACTGCATATCGACCTGGATATAGAAATGTTGATTTGGGAGTTGCAGGTATGGCGTTGTCGNNTCTTGGAATGGATGTCTTAAAAAAAGGTTNCGANCTTAATAAACTTACTGAGCTTGTTCAAGAAACTGCAGGTGCTATTGCTCCCGAATTTAATGCAGCAGCATTANCAGGTCTTGCCAATAGTGCAAGTCAAGCATTAGGTTTGGCGGGAAATATTGATTCTAATNCATTTGCTCAATTATCAGGAGGGAAGGTATTCAATCCATATACAGAGCAATTGTTCAGTAATATGGCATTTAGAACACATACTTTCAATTTTAAGATGTTT